TGCCGCCATCGTCATAGTCACCTCGGAGGAGGACTACATCATATTCCATACAGTGGACCAAGGGGTCTATCACACCGAACGCATTACCGCCAAGGAATTCTTTAGTCGAACGTATGCCGTATTCCGTGTCAATTCCAAGTCTCCCATCAACTGGAAACCATTACCATGAATGAAATCATCGTCTCCGGCGGTACCAAGCTACAAAAGAAGCTGGTCAAAGAAGCCGCCAACAATTACCTCAAGGACCTCATCCCAGCGTACTCAGTCATGCTACTGATCAAACTGCGTAAGGGTCTCTTTAAGAAGGATGGGCTGAAAGCAGATTGTATCTGGGAGGATGACAGGGATAAGCCGCGAGAATTCAATATCACAATTGATTCCAGCATGAAAATGCACGGCGTCCTACGGGCACTGGCTCACGAGTGCGTCCACGTCAAACAGTTTGTGAAACGAGAAATGTGCGATACCGACAATTGCTTTATCGTTAAGTGGAAGGGAAAAGAATACCACGTCAATGTCGGTAGTTATTGGGAACTACCGTGGGAAATTGATGCGTATGGGCGCGAGGTGGGTCTCTACGAAATGTTTGTGACCGACAAGCGGTACAACAAGAAACCGTGGTACTCTAAGGACCCAGACTATTGACCTATAAATATAGGTACTATGGCTAAAGACCTAAAAATTACCGGAAAAGATATAGCTGAAATCCTTAAAAAGAAAAAATTTAAAGTTAAGGACGTAACCAGTACAAAAATAACCGTAATGGTAAACGGTGATAGAATTGCAAAATTAGAAGATATTGCAACGACACTTTCTAATTTAGGAGCAAAAGTAAATAAAAATCTAAGTGGCTCATCGATTGGTGGTGTGATAGTCGGAGATGTAAAAATCTACGTTAAAGCCGACGGTAGAACAGGCGGGCTTGATGTCGAACTGGATGCAATTAATAAATTAACCACTGCTGTATTGAACGCCGTTACGGCGAATGGCGGTCCAATCACTGTTAAATTAAAAAACAGAATTGTTAAAGGAGTCTGTAAGGTCGCTAAAACAAATGGAACACCAAAAAGTGATTTCCATTTAGCTGACTCAAATGGTAGACCTCTTGTGCATATTTCACATAAAAAAGGTTCGACCCCAAGAGACTTTCAACAATGGGGCGGAGTTACGGAAGACAGAATTGCTGCTCATCCAGAGGTTAAACAATTTGCTGTAAAATGCAAGGCATTATACGGTGAACAAATGCCTAACGGTGAATCCGCGTATATGCCGATAAAAGATAAAAATCTAAAAATGATGTCGGTATTCGGCGTCAATTATGATACGGGCGGTATTAATGAAAATAAAGTAGATGTTTTATTACAAGGCGACCCGGGTCTTGAACAATTATCCAATGGTGTTTTTAGATTAACTGCAACCGGACATGTTCATTATCATGGCGATATACCGTCTGGCGGATTTGATCCTGTACTTGCAATGATTTATAAAGGCGATAGAAGCCAATTTGATATTAAAGGAGCCAGAGTTTCGATTTACCCCTCTGGCGGCAGAACATTTAAAACTCAGCTTTAACCAATACCCATTCCCTTACGGACATCGTGGTACATGGCGTCCTTATGATCAGCCGACATTTTTGAGGGTGCTCCTGCATGGAAGGCTTTCTTGTTACCCTCGGCAGCATGAGCGCGCATCTTGCTTGCTGAAATACCACTCACACCTTCTGCATCCGGATCACGTTGTCCGGCAGAATGTACAGTAATGGATTTAAAATTGTAACCCTTGTGTCCACCAGCCGATGGCTTTCCATTGTACTTGTGGAGTAAACCGTGCATCTCCTTGGCGCGGTCGGAACCGACAATCACGTGTAGATGCTTTACACCTTTGTCGGATAGATGAGCCGCGTGATGCAGAATCGTTGGGCTTTCCTTACTGGAAGCAACAACATTAGTACCCGGGAAAGCGTGCTTGGCGTGCTTTACTTTCTGTGCGCCTGTGAGCGGATTCTTCTTTGCGTCCTGCGAGTGAGACACCACAACGGTGTGTCCGGCATTATGCTTCTTTGCAATTTCGTGGACCTTATTCACCACAGTCTCGTGTCCGTTGGTAATAGGATTCATACGACCGAATGCCAATACATGGTGCGAATCGGCTGCTGCGGCTTCAGTGACAAATTGTTTGAATGATAGCATAATTATTGTGCTCCGTGATACGCCTTAATACTTCCGTTGTGCTGCACGTGCCATGCGTGAATTTTTGTATTAGGATGCTTTTTACCCAAAGCTAAAGAGTGATCTAAATTCTTAGTGTCGTCGTCGTACACATGCACACTCTTAAATTTATGTTGAGCGATATGATGGTCGATTACACGTGCTTTCCTTTCTGCAACGCTACCTGGAGTCTTGTCATTACCTGCTCGGTTTACGTGAATATCATGAATCGGTAGACCGTGCTTTTTAAATTTAGCAAGGTACTTTTCCTTATCATTCATATCGCCTCTGGCGGTATTGATAATGATCTTATGCTGCGGAGAGTTCCTAATGTTATTATGAATCGCCTTTACCTTGGCCAACATCTTATGGATGGGATGCGATTCATCATGAAACTTTTTAGAATCTTGAAATTCGCTATAATCGTAGTGGTGACCAGGAGACAATTTATGAGTATTGTATTCCGAATTGCTTAGGGATGTAACGTGCTTATTTCCGTGCATCACGTGCACCTTTGCATTTGTCTTGAATAGAGTTTCGTCCACATCAAATGAATGAAGTGTTCCGTGTTCACCTGCTTCGGCTAAAAACTCAAGGAATGATTTCATCCTCTTACTTTGGCAAAGTTTGCTTTTGCAAATTCGGCACGATTCACCAGTTTGGTCGGATGAGTCTTACCCTTGAATTTGTGATTCACGACAAAACCTTCGGGCTTCGACTTGGCACCATCGATATGATGCTCCAGACCGCCTTCATGGGTCTCAAGGTTCTTTACAAGGGTATTCTTTGCGGCAGCCAGATGACTGTGCATTGAAAGAAGATTATTGTAGTGTCCAGCGTGTTTCGACACGTGGGAGACATGTTCGGCGCCGGTTGCGTGGTGTCTTGCAACTGCAGCCGGAGTCTTTACCTTTGATGCCAGTTTGGCATGATGACCCATAAGATGCTTTTGGAAGCCCTGTGCATTTGGCGTCTCGCCGGTACGGACGGTCTGATTAATGTACGTTGAAAGATGTCCTGCCTCGCCCTGGTGCCGCGCGGTTGCTTTGTACATTGAGGCGCCGTGCTTGTCGTGAATTGCCTTGGCTGCTCCCATATGTTTATGGAACGCACTTTGATCCGATTTACCGTATTCAACTTTACTTGTATCGTGTTCGGCAGTCTTGAGATGAACGTCGGGATGCTGTTTAAAATTGTGGGTGTCGGGATGCGGGCTCACCGACATATGCTCGACGCCCGGCTTATTCGGATGCGGATGATACTGTTGGTGCACTACGATACCGACATGAGATTTCTTTACCTTTTTTTCTTCATCTCCGCGTGCCGTGTAGGTAATAGTGTTGGGAGTGAATGAGACTGCTTCATGCAGTTTATGATCTTCACGGGTGTGCATGAGGTCGCCTTGATAGACGCCTTGTTTTGGAGCAACCTTTGGAAGATGCTTCAGAGCATGTTTCAACTTACCGACCAAGCCCGGAGCATGACCATGATGCTTTTCAATGTCGGAATCAGAATAGTTTAATTTTGGATTCTTATTGAAAGCCGACTTGGTCGCAACAAAGAATTTCTTGGTGACTGGATGATGTCCGAAGACCAATGACGGAGAACCGTCATACTTCATGGTAAGGTCGGAACTATGTTTCTTCGCCTTCATATGCTCGTGCGCATGCATGAGAGCCGCGTGTGCATGTTCAAATCCCTGTGAGCCGTGCATTAACGGTCGGTCTTCCGGATGATGAATATGAGTCAGCTGATTGGGATTCGTTGCTTCCGACAACATATCGATGTACGTATCGGCAACAGATTGGAGTGAAAGTAGTTCAAACATGGATGTTCTATTTATAATAAATAACCATTTATGAAACTTACTCTCGTGACTCCCACATGCAACCGTCAAGAAGCATTTAAACTCTGTGAAAGATTTATGGCTCGACAGACGGTGCCTTACCATCAATGGATTGTCTTGGACGATAGCACAATGCCCGTCAATTGCACACTCGGTCAGCAGCATATCCATACGCCCGAGACCAAGGGAAAACAGAGTTTGGTGTTAAAGTTAAGGAATCTATTTGAGCATCAGGAAATGATTACGGGAGATGCCGTGGTCATTATCGAGGACGATGACTGGTATTCCAAGGACTATCTTGAAAAAACAATAGGCTGGTTTAATTCGGGCACCTACGATCTAGTCGGAGAGGGTCGCGCTCTTTATTACAATGTGCTTAAAAGAACGTGGTCGATCCATAGCAATATGACCCATTGCAGTCTCTGTCAGAGCTCGTTTAATCGCAATCTATTCCACGAGATGCCCAATATCTTAAAAGATACGTGCCCATTTGTTGATGTTCGCCTCTGGAACATAAAGAAGGCAAGTAAAAAGATCCATGAACCCAAAGATTTCGAGAGAACTCTTATCGGAATCAAAGGTATGTATGGAGTCAGTGGTGGTTACGGTAACGGACACAATCGTATCGACGGTACCCGAGACCCAGCACTTGAATTCCTCAGAAAGAATATCGGAGCCGAAGAAACCGAATTGTACCGCGGCTTTTACGAAAACAAATAACCCCGAGATTGCTCCCGGGGTCAATGTTGTTAAGATTTACCTAAACGATTAGTACTGTTTTGGAGCTGGTGTCGAAGGAGCAATAATGTCGGAGGTGCCTTTTACGACGCCGCCAATAAGATCGAGACCGCCGCCAACAACTCTACCCGCGCCAGAAACAACTTTGCCGGTGGCTTCAGAAGCGACTCCAAGAGTCTTGGAAGCATCCGACGCGCCATTGCCGACGATATTGCCTACGCCGCCGATAGCAGCAGAACCAATACCCTTTGTGGATTGGTACGCCGAATCAACAGTTCCGCAACCGGTGAGGAGAGCAGTAATAACTGCAAGGATAAGAAGTGTAGTGTATTTCATGCAGGTATATTTATAAAACCGAAAGCATTGACAATGTATAAATAGTATTCTACATAAACGGGTAACAGTAATTCCATTGTTACCTATGGGAAACTCGAAACTATCATGTTAAGCTTTAAAGACTTTACTCCAGTACAGTATACCGGCGGCGAATCAGAACAGCAGGACCTTAACGCAATGAAGCGTAAGCGCCGTCCTATGGATGAAGAGAATGATGCTCTTGATACCCGTAGACAGGCCGACATCAAGAAAGATCACGAGAACCTAAAGAGCAAATCCACCGATGAAGTCCATAAGATTCATCAGGGAACACTAGGTAGGGTTCATTCAAAATACACTCCAGCTGAGGTTGGTGGTAAAAGAGCAATGATCGGTGATATTCTTCGCTACCGCCACGGCGATAGACATGTTGCAAAACACTTTGGTCTCGAAGAAGAAACGGATAACGTAAGTGTTGGAAGAAGCCGCGAGCTAGCGATTATTAAAACTCTCCACGGTTTAGCGGATAAGGATCGTGAAAAAAAGCGGAACCGTCTGAAAAAGAAGCCTTCTAAGTAATAATGAAGTCCTTTATACAATTTGTAAGTGAGTCGGTGACAAAGGAAGTTGTTTTTACCTTTGGCAAATTTAATCCGCCCACGATCGAGAGTGAAGACCTCATTGAGAATGTAGCAAAGATTGCGAACGGTAAAACATATCGCATCTATACTTCTCATGTCGATGACCAAAAGAACAATCCGCTCAAGCTTGAAGAAAAGGTGAAGTGGATGCGCAAAATGTCTCCGAAATATGCTCGGAACATTATGAGCGATGATGTTGATGGTCCTCTTGCC